ATCGTCCGGCACAGTAGTCGTGTCCTCGGCGGCGATCCAGAATGCGCCTGCCTCTGGGTTCCAGTTGGCGTCCTCGAACTGATCGCGTGCGTCGGCGCCGATCACAACAAACTGGCAATTGTCCCAGATGGGCACGTCAGCTATATCGCTGCCTGTCTCGGTATAGGCGTCGAGCACAGCGATCAGCTGGTTCTCGCCGAAGTCGTAGCAATCATCACCGTGCCGAGCGACATAGACTCGCCGCACGAACGCGAGCGGGCAGTCGGGATCGAGCATCATCGAGTCAGCACCTGCGCGCAGTGCGCAGCCCACAGCGCATCTTCGTCATACTCGTAGATCTCCCATCCTTCGGCATCGCAGTAACCTGACTGCGTACCATTGTTGTAATTCTGCCACTCCATCGCTTTGGGGTCGCCATGCACAGGTGCGATGCAGCGTGCACGACTGACGAACAGCGTCTTGCGACCTTGCGACTTAAGGTGCTTAACCCTCGCGCACTGCGCGATGCAGAAGCGCCGCCCTTCAGGCTCGGCCGGGAACGAGTAGCCGAACACCATCCCGGGCTTGAGGTCGTCGAGCGTGATGCGCTTGAGTGTCATGCGAGTGCTCCAGTCAGGGCCATGCCCTTTGTGAACGGCATTTACAAAAGCCCCTGCTCCGCCAGCTCGCTTTCGAACTCCAACCCCATCTTGATCAGGCGCTGGCACTGGGTGGCATAAGCGAACGCCTGCTCGATGGTGCGCATGGGCTTGCCGACATAGATGCGCCGACCATTCAATGTCGCCACGCCGCGGCGCCAGCCCTTGCCCAACGGCTCGACGAACGCCGTCACCACCGGCTGCGGCAGATCCTTATACCGGCGCTGGATGCTCGGCCCGCGATACTTGCCCACCACCGTCGGATGGATGATGTTGTCGGGGCTTGGGCGCGGGTCACCCGACGGCCGAATGAGGCCGGCCATCTGGCGTGCGTTGTTGATGCGCGCGCAGTCATCGCAGCAGCGCTTGGGTGGACAGCGTGAGCAGCGCGTGACGCCGCCGCAGTGGGTGGTGTAGGTGCGCTCGGTGTCGCTCGGGTCACGATGCTTGCGCCGCACCTTGGTGGTCACGAACGCCTTGGGCTTGGCGCTGACGAGATGGGTGGTGATCTTGGGCATTTTGCTAACTCCCATTCACAAAGGCGTCGGCGACGAGGGCTGCGCCGCACACCGCGAGTATTAGGACGAGGGCGATGAGGGCGGTCATGGCGTCTCGTCCATCACGGCCTTCGCCAGCTGGCGCTTCAGCTGTTCAAGCGAGCGCACGAGCGGGTTCACGCGCTTGGCGAGGGCAATCCAGTCAGCGTCGATGGTGTTCGGCTGCTGCTTGGCCTGCCGACGAGCCTCCACGAAATCGGGGTCGGCCTCGATCACGCGGATCGCCTGCTTGAGTGTGTCGACGACGCTCACGAGAGCACCACGTCGATCGGCTTGGCCGGGACGCGCGAGCGGAGCAGGTCGAGCTCGCTCTGCCAGAAGGCAGCGACGTCATTGAAGCCATGGTCGCGGGCCACGTCGCGCTGGCGACAGGCCCAACGGATGGCGTCTTGGATAGGGTCGAAACGTTTGGTCATTTTGCTAACTCCGTTCACAAAATCACTTGGTAGAGAAAGCGCCCCGAGCGGGGGGTTGAGCGGGGAAACTCGAGACGCTTTCCCATTGTTGAAGTGTAGCACAAAATGACGGTAAAGTCAACCCTTTACTATTGAGAGGGGTGTCCGTTCAGCTTTCCAGCCGAGTGACTGACCGCGAGGAAAAAGTCCTCGTTGGACAGGATGCGCAGCATCTCGAGCCGGGCCGCGGCGCGCGCATATTCCATGATCGCCTGCCACAACTCGCTCTGCGGAGACGAGTAGCCGGTATTGCCCGACATGCCCAAGCACATGCACCACGAGGATAGGTGCTGCGATGCGTTGGCGACTTCAGCCTCGGCTGCGTCGATGCGCTCCTTGAGCGCGCTGTCGTCCGCGCTCATTGCAGCAGCAGCTCGACAGCAGCCTCGTGGAACGCGTGCTTCGAGGCCAGGTCTTTCAGGTGCCTCGTGCGCTGCTTATCAGTGAGCACGCCGAACGTGGGGCCAGCGTCAGGCTGATCGAACGACTCCAGCGCCGCCTTGAAGCGATCGGCCTTGTCCATGTGGTAGCGCACCAGCGTGACCTTGGTGACTGCGGCGGTGCGGCGCATCACTCGTCGCCCTCCTCGTTGTTCGATGGCCATTCGGCCAAGAGCTTGTCGAGCGCTTCTTTCTTGGTGACGTCCCCGCTGTAGAACGGGTCTACTGGCACCGCCATTGGCTTAGGTGGTGCTGGCGGCTCTGGCTCGCGGGTATCGACGTTATCAATATCATCGGCCGCGGCAACTACTATGCCGTCGTCACGCGTGCCGCGCTTCGTCTGCTGGCCACGCTTGAACAGCTCGAACTCTTCTTCAGGCGTGACAGGCCGTCCAAGATCTTCGAGCGCGCAGCCGAGCGCCTTAGCGATGGCGATGGCCTGATCGAAATAGGCGCGGCGCTCGCCGCGCTCGAACCGGTTGAATGTGGTGACGGTGACGCCGATGCGGTTGGCGAAATAGGTCGCCGGGAGTCGGAGCAGCTGTCGACGGTGTCTTACTGACCCTAGAGGGTGGTCTCTGAACTCTGTCATAAAACATCCTTGTTCTTCGAGGTTGAACAAGGCCTCAATATACGTCACATCCATACCCATCAAGCACATTTAGCACTTCGCGCTGAAGAACTTTGGTGTAAAGCTACAGGATTGATGTCTTTGCAAATGAGTTTAACAAAACGCTCATTTGTGGAGTATTGTTCTCTCTGTGAGGGCAAGCGCTCCGCCGCTCAGGTCAATGAGCGGTCCGTTCGTTGTAAATGTATGAACAAACGCTACTGAAATCCATGTCAGTAAGGGCGTTTTGGATTTTAAACCCCCTCGTAAGTCATTGATTTCATTGATACTATCCGGGAAATCCAAACTATCCATGGATTTTTGAGATGAGACCCCTATGGACCAGCCTCGAACCGTCTTATCGCACTACCACACTTGGTCCATAGGGGTTCTTATTTTTTTTACTTGGATAGTTTGGATAGTTTGGATTTAACAGCGGTAAACGAACCGTTCAAACACCTGTGGTGTCCCGAGCGGACAATTCGGTGAACACAAGCACTTAAGCCGCCAACTGGAGTGCTATCCGATAACTGGCTTAATTTTTTGGATTTCAGTAAAGCACTTGGTGGAAAAGTTGGATAGTTGGATGGTAAAACAGATCCTCTACCGCAAAATCATCATGCGTTAACCGTTTCGTGTTTAACAGGCCAAACGAATTAACTACTACTGTGCCGCGCGCCTGGGCTTTGCGAACGCCGGTTTACAAAAGGCAAAAAAAGGGAGCGGCTTTCGCCGCTCCCCTTCGCGAGAGTTACGCTTGCAGTCCGAGTTCCTGCGCGACCGCGATCACTTCTGACAGGAAATGGTTGATCGCGGTGCCAAGCCGTTCGGGCGTGTGTGCCGCCGAACGGTTAAGCGTCGCTTGCATCGCCTTGCCTTGGATGAGCGCATAAGCGACCATCTTTTCGGGCGATTTGAACGTGCGCACGGCTGGCTTGTCGTTCGCCGCATCCTTCTTGGGCGTTTGCTTGCCAGTCGCGCCCTTCTTGTTTTCGGCGCTCTTGCCAGTCTTGGAACGATCGCCGCCGCGCGCCTCCGGCACGGTCACACCCGCATCGGCGAAGATGCGGCTGGAGAGAACGCGAGCCGATGCGTAAGCATCTTCCTCCGTCTGTGTGCGGCGCCCCTTCTGTCCGGCGCGCAGCTTGCCTTTGCCGCTCGCGCCCTGATAGTTGAGCACGCGGTCGCGGCAATGCGCGATGAGCGCTTCCTCTGTCCGGTTGTCACCCTTGCGCGCCAGCGCCGAAGCCATGAAGCCAACGACAGCGGCCAGCTTGACGCTGTTGTAGAGCGACAGCGTTGGCTTCTTGCCGCACACATCGGCAACCGTGGCGAGCAAGCGCGCCCGCGCCTCGCCCGAATTGAACGCCGCCGATGAGACGCGGCCGACATTGGTTGCGAGCGCCTTGGCTTTGTCAGTCTTGGAGATAGCCATTTTGTTAATCCCTTTTACAAAATCCCAGACAAGCCAATCCTGTCTGGCAAGCGCATTATAGCAGGAACGATACTAGCGGGCGCGGATAGATAGTAATTCTTTTCCCAGCCCGAGGCCCCCAAGGGGTTTCACGAATGAAGTGGGGGTGGGCTACTTCTCCGTCGCGTGAGGATTTTTTCAGCTCCTTCCAAAAATTTTTTACTACTTTTTCCCAGTTGACACCCAGCCGAGCCCAGCGCAGTCTGTCCGGGTCTTGCAGCGATGTGAGGCAGGGGCGGTGTCAACTCGGTGCCCCCGAGGGACCCGCCGCCCCGTTCCCGACAGCCCAAACGAAAAAAGCCCCCGGATTTCTCCGGGGGCCAGTCGTGACATTGGAAGAGAGTGACCGAACGCGTGCGGACGTCAGGTCGCGATCCTTATGCGCGCGATTGACCGCACCCGCAAGCCCCTGATATTAAATCTCCCGGGGGGTATCGCGTGGGGGATCTGGCAACCATCAACAATTACAGCCCGGGTCGTGACCCGGCCGAGATCGGCTGGCCGCCGACGCTCCCGATCGAGATCGCGCTCAAGACCGCGTCGATGTCCGACATTCGCGACGCCTATGGCTACTCGCCCGAGGAGTGGTCGGCGCTGCGCGACAACCCCGAGTTCCTCGTCGACCTCGCTGCCGCGGTGCAGATGGTCAAGGAAGAAGGGATGAGTTTCAAGCTGAAGGCCCGCCTCCAGGCCGAGGAGTTGCTCAAGACCAGCTGGAGGCTGATCCATGCACCGATCGACGAGGTCCCGAGCTCGGTCAAGGCTGATCTCATTAAGGCAACCGCCCGCTGGGCTGGATACGATGCGAAAGACGCCGCCGCGGCCGGCGCCGGCAACCAGCTCAACATCCAGATCAATTTATGACGACATGTTCGAGCTCATCCAGCGCTTTCTCAAGTACACCGGGATCCACCCCGAGACGTTCGGGCGGCTCACGGTCAACGACCCCAACCTCATGTACAAACTCGAGCGCGGCGACGAGCTCGACGACGAGGCCGAGCGCATGGTGCTGACTTTCATGCAGAACTACGAGGACGATCGGGCATGACTATTCGCGAACAAGGCTGGGAATGCCCCAAGTGCAGCCGGGTGTGGGCGCCCAAGATCAACGCCTGCGGCGCGTGCAACAGCGAGCTTAGTCCACCCGCGTGGGTAGGAACTCCGCCGCAGCCGCAGCGCATGGGTCAGTTGATTAGCCCATCAGCGCCATGGACGCCCACGTGGAACTGGACCGCGGAAGACCCGAGCTTCACCAGCTGATGGCGACCATCCAGTACACCCCGCCGCCGACCATCCGCGAGTTCATCAAGGACTACCGGTCAGCAGAGTTATTTTACTCGTGGATCGTGGGTCCGGTCGGCTCGGGCAAGACGACGGGGATTTTCTTCAAGCTGGTCTACATGGCCAAGCTCCAGGAGAAGGGGCCCGACGGCGTGCGCCGGTCGCGCGCGGTGGTCGTCCGCAACACGCTACCGCAGCTCAGGGACACCACGCTCTCCAGCTGGAATTACTGGTTCAAGGACGGTCAGGCGGGCAAATGGCATGCGACCGACTGGAAGTTCGTGCTCAAGTTCGACGATGTCGAGTGCGAGGTGCTGTTCCGGCCGCTCGACCGGCCCGAGGACGTCGCGCGCGTGCTGTCGCTCGAGGTGACCTTCGCGATCATCGACGAGTTCGTGGAGATCCCCAAGCAGATTGTCGAGGCGCTCTCGGCGCGTTGTGGACGCTATCCGAGCGCGATCATGGGTGGTGCGACCAACTGGGGGATGTGGGGGTCGTCCAACCCGTCGACCGAGGACAATTGGTGGTTCGAGCACCTGCACGACGCGACCATCCACGTGCAGCCGGGCGAGGACCTTGATGCCGCGGTAGCCAAGGACGCGCTGCTCGGCGCCGCGGCGCGCAACGCTCGCTATTTCCTCCAGCCGCCGGGCCTGTTGAGTGATGGCACGTCCAACCCCGATGCCGAGAATGTCGAGAATTTGCCGGGCGGACCGGCCTATTACACCAACCAGGCCAAGGGTAAGTCGGAAGCCTGGATCAAGCAGTTCCTCGAGACCCAGTGGGGCTATTCGATCAGCGGCAAGCCGGTGGTGCCGACCTTCAAGCCCGAGCTGCACGTCGCCAAGGCGGCGCTCAACTACAACCCCAATCTGCCGCTGATCGGCGGGTTCGACCCCGGGCTCGGCGGGTCGGCGATGATTTTCGGCCAGGAAGACCTTGACGGGCGGCTGCTGGTGCTCGGTGAGCTGGTCCAGACCGGCTATGGCACGACCCGCTTCATTAGTGAAAAATTGAAGCCCTATCTCAAGCGGCGCTTCCCGCTGCTCGACATGAGCAACTTCATCATCGCGCCGGATCCGGCCGCGGCCAACCGCGCGCAGAACGACGAGAAGACCGCGGTCGACATCCTCAAGAAGCACTTCAACGTCAAGGTCGAGAGCAACAACCGGCTGCCCTTGCGGCTCGATGCGATCGAGCACTTCACCACCCGCCTGGTCGACGGCAAGCCGGCGCTGCTGGTCGACGCCAAGGAGTGCCCGGTGCTGCTGCGCGCGCTTAAAGGCGGTTGGCGCTACGCGCTCGACAAGAATGAGAATTTGAAGGCCGATGCGGCGCCCGAGAAGAACCCTTACTCTCACCCCGGCGACGCCTTCGGCTATCTCGCTCGCTACTACCATCGACAAGCCGGCAAAGATGCGCGATATATGGCCGCCGGGGTAAAGCCGTTCGTACCGCCGCGGTCCTTCAGTGGCCGCGCGTACCACGTGCGATAAGGGGGGATAATGGCCAGCGCTGCACCGGTCCAACCGCAGGATCCGTCACCGCCGGCGGTCGTCGTCGAAGGCGCCGCTCCGGTGCGCAAGATCGACTCGGCCGTGTTGCGCAACCTGGGGCAGGAGCTCAAGCGGACGTTCGACCAGTTCGCGCAGGACCGGCGCCTGACCGAGCTCAAGTGGGTACGCAACCTGCGCCAGTATCTTGGGCTGTACGACCCCGAGATCGACGGCCAGCTCGGCGCCAACCGCAGCCGCGCCTACCCGCGCATCACCCGCGTCAAGTGCATCAGCATGCTCAGCCGCATCATGAACCTGATGTATCCCGGCAATGAGCAGAATTGGGAGCTGCAGGCGTCACCCAACGCCGAGATGGACCCCCAGGACGTCGCCCAGGCGGTCCAGGAGCTGATCCAGGAGCGCCAGAAGGAGGGTCTCGACACGACCCCGTCGATGGAAATGATCGACGTCGCGGTGCAGCGCCTGGCCGACAAGCGCGCTTACGAGCTGTCCGAGCTGATCGACGACCAGCTGCAGGAGATCGGCGGCGACCAGACGCTCGACATCATCGCGATCGACCGCAAGGTGGCCCAGTCGGGCATTCTCTACGGGCTGGGCGTGCTCGAGGGACCGTATGTCCGCACCGAGCAGCGCACCGGCTGGATGTCGACCCAGGATGGTACGTTCAAGCCATTGGTGCGGACCATCCGCAAGCCGCAGTTCGACTTCTGCTCGGTGTGGGATTTCTACCCCGACATGAGCGGCCGCTCGCTGCCCGGTGAAGGATACTTCATTCGTAAAGTCATGGGCCGTGCGCAGGTGCGCAAGCTGGCCGACCGGCCCGATTTCTTCGGCGACGAGGTCAAGAAGTACCTCAAGAACAACCAGACCGGGAACTACAAGCCGCGCGAGTTCGAGACCGATCTGCGCACGATGGGCACCAAGTCGAACATCAACGACATGCCCAAGCAGGACCAGTCGAAGTACGAGGTCATCGTGTGGAAGGGCCCGGTCAGCGCCAACAAGCTGATCCAGCTCGGCGCCGACGTTCCCGAGGACAAGAAGGCCGACGACGTCGAGGCCGAGGTGT